ACGTGGATGTTTGCTGGAAATTGGCCATTATCTGTTGTCTCCTGATCCTTGCAGAGCGGCTCTTGCACGTCTGGATTTCAGCTTGTCTATATTGACAGAGGCAACGAGTGACAGGTCTATGTCTAGATCAGCAGCTATGTTAGCCACATACCACATAACATCACCAAGCTCTTTGGTGATTTCGGTTTTGTCCTCCTCTGAGAACTTGCCGCCTTTGTCCCGTATAACCTTTTTGATTTTCTCCGCAACCTCACCGGCTTCACCTGTTAGACCCAAAGCCGTATAGATGACTTTGTATTCTTCCGGGTAAATAGCTGTCTCACGTGCAGCGGTTTGGTATTCTTTGAAGTCCATTACTTCTTCCCTTTTGGTTTGCTGTCTGCACTTGAGCCAAAGTAGTAGGCAACAACTGTAGAAGCTGTGCCGCCCAACCAGCCCACGGCAATATTAATAAATCCAATGTCTGCCGCTATGCCACCCGGCCAGAATGTCACCGCTGCAATGTACCCAAAGAAGGACACAAGCGTTAAGACAGCAAGAATAGACGGGACATGATCTCCCATCTCTACTTGTCTACGTCTAGCACTGTCGCGGTCCTGCATGTTGATACGAGCTAGGTCAATGTCTAGCCGCTTCATCTCTGCTTTGAATTCAAGCTCTGCATTTTTTAATGCGGCTAGTTGTTCTGGGGACGCGCCGGTAACAGCAGTGATGATTTCCTGTTCAGTCGCATCAGACTTGCCTAGTAGTTTAGTGGCAAGAGTCCGGGCAGCAATACCACCCATTGGCCCACCAAGGGCAGTGCCGATGGACGGAGCCACCACACCCAGAACATCTTTGGCTGCTTTCCAAATATCCATCTAACCGTTCCTCGACTTCCAAACAAAATAAAAGAAAACACTCAGACCAATGGCTAGTATTAAGATCGTTCCCCCAATGAGGATGGTCTCAAAAAGTTCTTGTGCCTTCTGGGCTTTCAGTCTTTTTTCTTCCTGCTTTCGGACTTTGATTTCTGTCCTTAACTTTACCAATTCTTGCCACCCTGATGGTCCGCGTGTGGCAATAACGATTTGTCGTAAGCTGGCTTCAAGGTCCTCTGCTTTCTTCTTAGCGATGAAAGTAGTGAGAGCTTCTTCTTCAGCAGACGCAAACATGCCAGTCTTAGCTTCACGGTGATCAGACTTAATCTCATCAATGGCACCCCAAAGCTGGCCGATGTCTTTTGCAAGACTATGAATTTCCTTACCAGCGGCCACTCCTGCTTTGATTGCGCTGAAGCTGGCCATGGCCACACTAAGTGGGTCCATCTTTCAATCCCATGGTTTGGCATTACGCCTTTCTCTTCTTTCTTCCCTTTTTGTACGAAACCTTCGCCGCTGATGTATTCCTGACAAACTGTTTAGTTCGACCCTGTGACTTTTTCTTCCTTGCAGTTGCCGCCCTCTGCGCCTTTGTGAGCTTCTTAGCCTTTGCCAGCGGTAAACATCTGTCGGGGTTCTTCTTGTTTTTTGATGTGCCGCATGCGCCTTTGATGGAACCATCAGTGCCTATTCTCACCCATTTCTGTTTGACCCATTTCTTGAGCGCACCCATCACGCTCTCCGTTTCTTGCGCTTAGACTTCTTGCCTTTCGCGCCTTTGGCGTAGTTAGGGTCCTTGCAGTATTTGCTTGCAGCCATGTTTGCATAAGCCGAAGGGTACCGATCAAAAGTACGCTTGGCCCATGCAATACCGGCAGCACAAATCTTGTTGGGGCGTTTCATCTTTTTACTTGCCAACTGATGCCATCGCTTTCTTATGTGCTTGAGTAAACGAAACACCTTGTTTCATCAGACGCCTCATCATCGCCATATGCTTGGCTGTATGATGAACCGAATGCTTCTTCAAAGTTGCTTGTTGGCGGGGCGTTAGAGTCTTGACCTTCTTCTTCATGGCCTAGTAACCCTTCTTGCCGCCCTTGCCCTTCGGCTTTTTCTTTCCATACATGAGCGCGTCTCCTTCTGTTTGCAGCCGCCTGTTCAGGCGTGGTTCGGTTATGCAAGCTCCACATGCGTGTCATTATGCAGCTTGTTCCTGCGCGGCCATCCATGACCGCACATCAAATGCTGGACATTCTTTTTGAACATCCGGCAAATCTCTATGACCCATAACTTCTGCGTCTGGGTAAGCAGTACACAGTCCGTCAAGCACCTCTGCCAGACTGTCAAACTGCTGGGGTGTAAAGTTGTTTTCAGCTTCATCACTCTCGCCACGTCCACCGACTAGACACACACCTACAGACACAGCGTTAAAACCAGCAGCATGTGCGCCAGACACGTCTATGTCTCGCCCTGCCTCAATGGTTCCGTCACGCCGAATGACTTTGTGGTATCCAATGTCCGACCAGCCACGTTCCTCGACATGCCACTTACGAATGTCTGATGCTCCAATATCCATAGTCGCGTATGTGTCCGCGCAATGGACGATGATATGAGTGGTCTTGTTACGTGGTTTCATGTGCTAACTTCTTCCTTCAATATGTCTTCAATTTCTTGACCAGTTAAACAACGCCATTTCTTGGCTTCGTACATGCCTCTGGTCAGCATGTACAAATCATCCCTCATTTCCTCTGCTCTTACCTTGCAAGCTGCATGTGTCTCATGTGGTCCCTTTACGTCTTCGGCTGTAAAACAGTCCGTGGGGTCCATCACATGGCAAGCCAAGATAAAGAGCGTGAGCATTACTTCCTCCGGCTACCCTTGGGCGGTGCTTTCTTGCTGCCACTAGGGCCAGCCCAAAGTTTTTTGCATGACCAGTAACGAGCAGTAAGTTTTGACGTGGCGGTCTTGCAGTTGTGTCTAGCCTTGAAATTTTTTCTCGCACCCTCGCTGTAATTATGGCCGTAACCTTTGGCTCCAAACTCAATGATCCGCATCTTGTCGCCTTCTTTGGCCAACACCCGCATCTTCTTCTTGCTAGAAGCCGGTGCGCGTTTTGGTTTGTTCACACCGGGGAACCGTTCACCGCGATACACCACGCCGCTGCCGGTTCTCTTCAATGCTGGTTTTTTCTTCTTGGCCATGTCAGTAAACCTTTGTGTCTTTAGCTACCCAACGCGGTACGCAATAACTTGAAATTTTCTTTCCCTGTTTGTGGAGCTTCTGGGCGTACCAAACGCAATCCTTCAAATCTCTGAAATACATGTCCTGCGAAACCAGCTTTTGGTTTGGACCCAGCCCCACAAACACAAATAATAAAAATACATGCATAACCTTTATTTTCTTGTTCAGCCGTATTTAACTATAGCACATTATGTCTGTGTCTAGAAGCGGACAAAAAAAATCAGCTTTTGCTAAGTACCCGATCTAACTTGTCTTCTACCCTGTGTAAGGCTGACAGAACCTGTTGCATGTCTTCTCTTAATTCTGTCTTAGTTGCGTAGTCTTCACGTGTACGGTTCAACAGTATGTCGATGCGTTTTACCTCCATCATCAACTGACGAAATGTCCAGAATGCTGGGGCAATAATTAATGTCAGGACAACATTCCAAAATAAAATCGGGTTTAGTTCCATTACTCACCCCCACCATTCATTGCTGCTTCGGGCATTTTGATGCCATTCGCCATCGCTAGTGTGCCGAGCAACCCACCAAGACCACCGCTCTTGTCAGGGAGCCACGAAGCAGGAACGGTCTTCCGCATCTTCGGATATTCAATTTCCTGCATCCTTGCATCGATCATTTCTTTCATCTCAGCTTCGGTCTTCTGCAAGGCATCAAGAGTTTTCTCGACACACCATTCCTTCGGTATTTCATCGAAAGGAATGAAATCGGGGCTGTTAAAAACAGTCGGGACATCAACCGTGGCAGTGCCATGTAGTGTTACCACCAACGGTTCACCCTTGTCGTTTTTGCCTTTTTGAGCCACGGCGATGAATTGCCATTCGATACCCCGAACACAATTCGGATACGAATTGCACTCCTCCGGCACATTGGAAACGTACAGCGCAGGGAAGTTCCACTCGTAGGTGTTGTTGCTTTCACCGATGATCATCATGATGTCACCACGGTGTGCCAGCCAGAATATTAGACTGTGCAGCAGCAGATGCTGAGATATCGCTATCTAACCCTGCCTTGATTTCATCTTCTGTTTCATCGAGATGAGCCAACACTCTAGACTTGCACCAATCTGGGGTGATGTCGTTATAAGGAACGAACTCTTCGCCATCCTCTAGCTGCAAGCCTGTCTCACCGCCCCTGTTGCTGTGTAGATAATTGCCATCTTCATCTTGATGAGTGTCGCTGGTAGCGGTGATTTTCCAGAAGATACATTTCACGACATCTGACTTGTCCCCTTCAGTTGCCGCCCTGATAAGCTGGGGAAAGCTCCATTCATAATTGTTAGCCATTTTTATTGTCCTTATGCGTACCAAAATCCGATGACGTAAATCGTTCCATCACCTCGTGAACCCATCGTTCCACCGTTGGAAATGTTCGTGCCGTAGAGAAGGTGTATCTTTTCATGGTCACCACCACCGCCAAAGTTGCCAGTTGTCAAACCGCCGTGTCCTGACCTGTAGAGGTAGTTTGAACCAACACCGATCCCGATGAAGCTGGCAGTTTGACCCGTGCTGTTATTAGCAAAGGTAGTCACACCACTTCCGTGCAATCCTGCGCTTCTTTGCTCTACCTTGAGAACGGTCAAGCCCGATCCTCCAGCCGTTGCGGAGTTGATGCCTGTGACGTGACCAAAACCATCCAAGGTGATGTCTTGGATGAATGTACTGCCAGAGTTGTTGACGCTGCCTTGAGATGAGGTGTCAGAGTGCGAGAGCGTTCCAGTGCCGGTGATTGTGCCTATGCCAGTGGAAAGACCTGCACCTGCTGATATTCCAGTGACACCCGATGAGGTAACATACCCAGCACCATTACTGAGTTGATTGGTGTTCGTGACGTTGGTTGCACCAGCAGCGATGCCATCTAGCTTTGAACCGTCTGCCGCTACATCGCGTCCATCAACAGTGCCTGTTACAGCAATGTTGCCCGTCACAGAAATTCCGCTCCCACTTGTGGCTATTTTAGCAGCGTTGTCGTGGTACAGAGTGACTGCGCCATTTGTAGCGAATTGCGCCTTGTATTCGTTTAACGCTGCGTTTGCGATGTTGATGTTGGCATCCCCACCAATCCACAAGTCACCGCTGCCAATATCAAGAATTTGTGAGATGCTGCCTGTATGGTAGATTTGCAAATCGTTGCCGTCACCAAATCTGGCTCGTGCATTGTCTTTGAACTCCAGCGAGTTGTCCGATTTATCCCAGACCACATTGTAGTTGTCGCCTGTAAAGGTTACATCACCAGTAACCGTGCCGCCACTGGTCATCAGCGCACCAGCAGCAGCCACGTTTGTTGCGTCTGTTACATCAGCCGATGCCTCAATGCTGTTGAGCTTGGTGTGGTCAGCATCAGTAAATACATTGCTGTCTGTCGCAGCCTCGACAGCAGCCCGTATCTCAGCGTCAGTTTGGTCGGCAGTAGCTGAGGCTTCGATGCCATTGAGTTTGGTGTGATCGGCGTCTGTAAATACATGGCTATCCGTTGCCGCTTCAACTGCCGTCCTTATTTCGGAATTTGTTTGATCGGCAGTAGCTGACGCCTCAATGCCATCAATTTTTGTTTTGTCTGCGGCAGACATCAGACCTGACGCAGACGTAGTTGCGTCACTTGTAGTGACGTTGTCTAGGTTTCCTACTTTGACATCACCGTTAGCATCTAACAGATCAGCCAGATTTCTAGCGCGTGTCATGTATAATCTCCTTCAAAGATAGAAACGGCTACCAGCCAGCCGGAACAGCTTGACGCATTGGCGGGTTGGCAAGTGCAGCCATCTGCTCATCAAGCATTGTCTGCATTTCAGCTTCGGTCTTTTCCAAAGCCTCAAGCGTCTTGGCCTTGCACCAGTCCTTTGTGATGCTGTCAAAAGCAACGTAGTCACTGTCACCCTCGTCTGGCGTGACCACAGCAGCAGTGCCGTAGGCTGCCACGTTTAGGGCTTCACCTTCAGCATTTGTCTCGCTGTCAGATACAGCAGTCAAACGCCAATGAATTGTTTTGATGCAATCAGAGTGTCCGTTTTGGGCCTCATTACAAACATCAAGTGCTGGGAAGTCCCAAGTGTAACTGTTAGCCATTTTCTACTCCTACGGCTTTGTGGGCCAGACAACATCGTCCAGCGATTGATATGAGTTGGTGATGTCTCTTAGAGCTTGACGATATGTGGTTTGTTCAGATGTCATCTCTGTCGTGTCAGACAAAGCCCAATAGTCTGTTTCAGCAATGCGAGAATCACGTTCTTTTCGCAGCAGCCTAAGTGGCTCTGCTGATACCAGTTCGTCATACTTGGCTTTGAGTTGTAACCAAGTGAACGGGAAGTTTTGAGGGTCGGTGCTGAGTATTGCACTGTCTTCTTCGTCAACTCCTGTGACAACTGCGAAATTCTCATTAAACTCTGTTTCATTAATTGGCTCACCTACCATCCTATATTGAGTTGATGGTGATAAAGCTCGTATTGCATCATCTAAATCAATCATGCCGCAACCTCCAAAATAAGCATCTTGCCAGAGTTGTGTCGGATAAAGAGCGTGTTGCTTGTAGCGATTGTTTTCACCTGAGTTTTAAACGTAATTGCTGATGTCCCTGTTGTTGTATAGGCGTAGAATTGGACATGAGATGTTGGGAAGTGAATCGTGTCGCCTAGCTTTCCAAGGTTGTCACCACGGTGATGTACATCGTCAAGTTCACCGCCAACACTGGCGTGTAGTCTTGTGTACCAAGTACAATCTGAACCTGAGTTTGCTTTGTTGTTATAGTTATGCACTGCCCAGATAAACAAAACATTGCCACTAGCTGTTGGTGTGTAAGTCATACTCAAGCCGCTGTCTGTGTAGTTTTGTCCGTTGAAAGAAACTCCAGTATTTGTACCCATGTGCGCTGATTGTTTTTTTACAACAGCCCCGCTTAATGCCCAAGTAGTTGGGCCAATAAAGTTAGCCATTACTTAGCCTCCATCTCAGCGATACGCTGTTCCAGTTGTTCAATCTTACGATGTGCATCTTGCAAGGCCGCAACAATTACAGGTGTGATACGTCCGTAATCCATACCCATCATCGCATCATCATCATCTCCGGTAGACACTGCCTCTGGCACAATCTCTTGCATTTCCTGTGCGATAAAGCCAACCACCGCATCAGCGTCAGGGTCTGCCTTCCACCTGTGCGATACAGGGTTCATAGCCATCAGCATATCTGTAGCGTGGTCAATAGGCTCAATGTCAGTCTTTAGGCGAATGTCTGAGGTGGTGTTGTACGTTGTGCCAGAACCAGTAGTGCTTATTGAACCAACTTTTGAATTGTTCCGTCTAAAATGAACTTGGTCGTGAGCGTTTCCACTTGTGTCAGTGCTATGGATTAAAAGCCCCGGACCATTATTTGAATTGTATTCGTGTGTAATATCCGCACCTGCGATTGCGGTTGTCCGATTTTTGACTATACGACCATCAGACAGGATGCGGAGCTTTTCACTGCCGCCAGTGATAAATGTAATTGTATTCGCTGTGCTGCCATTGTCACCGATGTCAATGCCAGTATCAGTGTCGTTGTGACCTCTAAGATAATGACTGTAAATTACATTGGCAAACCAACCGTTTTGGAAACGAGTGCTACTGCTTCCAAGGTCTACAGAATTATCCTGACCCGCTCCATCATAGGCTGGTGTTATTGAGCCAGAACCAAACTGCAAACCTGAGTTGTCGGCATCGTTTGATATTATTAGGTTGTTGTTGTTTATAAAACCAATATTGCCACAACCAGCAGCACCTGAGCCGCCAAAGAATTGTATGAAGTGGCCTGATGAAGATGTTTGCCACATTCCAACAACATTAGTTTGGTCACTC